GAATATGACCGAAATCAAAAGGGATCGGAATGACCGAGCCGGTGGCTATTGAATTTGAAGCAGAGATGCGGCAGGTAAAAAGCATGGCGGATGGTACGTACAATATCGTGCTGAATGTGCCAGAATACTGCTTACCGCAAGTACAAACGATGATGGGCTGGCTGCAAAGCCTTATTCGCGTTGTTATGGCAAAAGAAGCTGAAGAGCAGCGTTAAGCGGTGATATGATAAACAAAAGCGATGTTTTTGACAATTTAGACGAAAGGGAGACTGCCTATGTTTTAGCGCGGTCTGATTCGTTTAGCAACAATCAGGCGTTGAGAAAGTGTGGGTTTTCATTCGGCTGGTTACGGAATAAAGACATTGAGGATCTGAATGCGCGTGCAGACTCGTTGCGAAAAGACAAAGCGATTCGAGCGAGCATGATACTTTCGGAGGCGGTTGAAGAGGCTGCGCTGGTAAAGACAGCCGGCTTGAAGGCGCGCGACGAGCGCATCAAACAAGCAGTTGCAACGGAAATTATAGACCGTGAATTAGGCAAAGTGCCGAATAGAACTGAGCTGACCGGCGCTGACAATGCGCCTATTGAACTGGTTGTTACGTATGCAGACAAAAAGCAAAGTACCGACGAGGAAGTATGAGATCACGCTCCCCGCTCCATATCCGGCGCAAACAGCGTTCATTGACTCGCCCGCAAAGCGCAAGGTCGTCCGGGCTGGAAGGCGAGCTGGAAAGACAGTCGGCATGGCGATCTATGCTGTACAAAAATTCCTCGACGGGCGGCGCATTCTTTACGCCGCGCCAACCGCTGACCAGCTTAGCAGGTTTTGGATCGAAGTTACGCGCGCNTTATCNCCGGCTATNGACGCTGGAGTNCTATACAANAANGAGACGGATCACATNATTGAGTTGGCAGGAACGGAACGACGNATTAGAGCTAAGACCGCATATAACGCGGATACGCTGCGCGGNGACTATGCCGACCTGCTNATTCTGGACGAGTTTCAGCTNATGAGCGAGGACACGTGGAACGCGGTGGGNGCACCTATGCTGCTGGATAACAATGGCGACGCGGTATTTATCTACACGCCGCCTTCNNTGCATTCACGTTCTGCNAGCAANGCGAANGATCCGCAGCACGCGGCAAAGTTGTTCAAGCGGGCGGCTGCTGATACAAGTGGCAGGTGGCAGACGTTCACATTTTCGAGCCATGAGAACCCGTATCTAAGCAAAGTTGCGCTGGATGAAATAACGAACGACATGACGGCATTNGCTTACCGGCAAGAGATATTGGCAGAGGACGTGGACGAAGTGCCGGGCGCATTATGGTCACGCGTGCGGATAGACGAAAGCAGAGTGACCGACTTCCCAGACCTCGCCCGCATTGTAGTGGGAGTTGACCCGACAGCAAGCGCGGACGGGGACGAGGCTGGGGTTATAACCGCCGGCACGGTATGGAAAGACGGCAAACAGGAGTTCTATACATTGGCAGATGACAGCCGGAACGGAACGCCACAGGAATGGGCAAGCGCCGCTGTTGCGGCTTATCACCGGCACAAAGCGGATTGTATCGTGGCAGAAAAAAACAATGGCGGTGATATGGTTGAGGCTGTGATCAAGCAAGTTGACCCGAAAGTGAACGTCAAATTGGTTTGGGCGAGCAGGGGCAAAGCAACCCGAGCTGAACCTATCGCCGCTATTGCAGAGCAGGGGCGGGACCACCATGTAGGGTACTTCCCCCGCTTAGAGGACGAACTTTGTATGTGGATTCCCGGTGAATCGAGCCCTAACCGGCTGGACGCCAAAGTGTGGGCGATGACCGAGTTGGTTGACGATCGTCGAGTTAAGATGATTCCGAGTTTGGTTAATTAAGGCGGCTGACATTATGCAAAATGCGATTTATACAGCAATTCAAAATACCGCGAGAATGAGCGAGCAGGACCGCCTAACGGCGTTTCGCCGGCGCTGGGAAATCTACTACGGGGAAGGGGAAAAGCCCCTGAAGCGGGCTTCGGACGGTTACGATGATTCGGTTAGACAGAACTTCGCCAAATTGTTTGTCGACAAAGGCGTTGCGTTTCTGTTTGGAAAAGAAATCGGCTTTAGCTTGAAAGAGGGAAAGGATACCGCCGAGGAACAATACTTGCGCGCGTTTTGGCAGGCGAACCACAAAATGAGCACGCTGCAAAAACTTGCTACGAACGGTGGGGTTTGCGGGACGGCATTTGTGAAACTGCAATGGAATCCAGGGATGGAGTTTCCTCGGGTGATAGTGGTAGACCCGGAAACGGTCTCGGTCACGTTGGCAGAGGATGACATCGAGAATGTGACCGCGTACGAGATCAAATATACCGTCGCTGGACGAATTGGGCGAACCTATTGGAATTCGGCAGATCATTGAGCGAGACGGAGTCCGCTGGATAATTACAGACCAGAGAGGAGACGTCAGGTCTGGCAACTGGCGCACGATCGGTGAGCAGATTTGGCCTTATGAATTCCCTCCTGTGCTATATTGCCAGAACATGATTGCGCCGAACGAGTTTTGGGGCNTGAGTGATATTGAGGACGACCTCATTGAAGTCGTTGATAAGTCTAATTTTGTTTTATCCTCAATTCTAAAAATATTGCGATTTCACGCATATCCAAAAACGTTTATAACGGGAATAAGCAACACCGAAGACATTGAATTCGGTCCCGATAAAACCTTGCTTTTGCCTGTTGGAGCGGAATATAAGGTGCTCGAAATGCAGAGTGATCTCTCGTCCTCGATAACTATGCACCGGGAGATGAAAGAGCTAATACACGAGCTGTCCAGAATCCCAGAGGTTGCGACCGGGAAGCTGGAAAGTGTTGGAACGTTGAGCGGTACTGCGCTGGAAATTTTATATCAACCTCTGATAGAAAAGACAGAGGCGAAGCGGGTGACTTATGGCGAGTTGGTCGTTGAACTGAACCGCCGCGTTTTGGCGCTGGCTGGACACGGTGACAACAACCTAACCACTTTGCACTGGCAGGAGTTGTTGCCGAAAGACCCAGTTGCTGAAGCGCAAGCCGCTTTGACGAAAAAGGAGCTGGGAGTTAGCGCCGCAACTCTCATTCAAGAGCTTGGACATGATCCGGATATTGAGAAAAAAAAGAGTGAAGGCGAAAGTGTAAGCATTGGGAAGGCGCTGTTAGAAGCGTTTGACAGAGGTGAGGCGGTTTAATGCCAGACGATCGCACTGCCATTATAGATAAAGTAATAGAGCAGTTTCAAAACGGACTTCTCACGGGAGAGCGCCGAGTTGCGGCTGAAATGATCCGGGCTTATGCCGGGAGCTGGAAGGCGATTCGGAGAAACTTGGATAAGCTGGAGAAAGATATTCCCCGAGTTAAATCCGGACAAATATCAGAACAGAATTGGTTTTATCAGAACCGCCGGCTGCTCGACCTGAAACCTCTTATCGAGAACGAGTTGAAAAAGTTCGGCGACTTGGCTGTGGATAAGATCAGCAAGCAGCAATTACAAGCGATAGAAATGTCGGCTGAATTTGCGCGCGACTTGGTGGTCTTAGAAATGGGCGGGCTGCATGATATTCCTGATCGGCTGCGAATTCACAATTTGAATGTGAAACAGATCGCGGCGATGATAGGGATAAATCAGCCTGGAAGCCCATTGAGCACGCTGTTCAACAGCGTTATGGTTGGCGGCGGTGAAGCTGCGTTTGACATTCTATCGGAGGCGGTCACGTTTGGTTATAACCCGCGAAAAGTTGCCACAATGCTAAAGGACTCGCTCGGGATGACTTTGACCCGGTCCTTGACGATCAGCCGCACTGAAATGATGCGGGCGGCACGAGTTGCCGCGCAGGAAACGTACAAAGGCAGCGAGGTGGTCAATGCGTGGCGGTGGAATGCCAACCCTGACGGCTTGACCTGCCCGACCTGCATGATAATGCACGGCACTGAACANCCGATCGAAGAGCGGATGAACTCGCACCCTCGCTGCCGCTGTGTGCCCGTTCCAATAACTATTTCGTGGGAGGAGNTGGGAGAAAGGTTCGGCTTGGACTTATCGAGCGCNGACNAAANAAGCGCTGACTTTGAGGAGGTTGCGAAGAAATATGGATTGAGCCTGAAGCAAGCGAATAAATTTCAGTTTAGCCAGACTAAAGGAACCGACTATCTATCCAGTTTGCCGGTTGAGAAACAGATTGAGATATTAGGNGTTGGNAGGTGGCAGNCTTGGCATGATGGGAATNTCANGTTAGAGGANATGATCCGAGAAACATGGTCGCCNGTGTGGGGGAAAAGGCTACGCGATGAAGGCGGTTAGCTCACTGCCCGGAGGCGATCATGAGTGATAAAACAGATATTTTGAATAACATAAAACAGACGCTACACCAGCGGAAACAGGNGGAAAGGGAAAAATGAACGAAGAAGANAAGTTTGACGAAAGCGAAACAGCGGAAAACCCTGGTGACGCTACCAGCGCGAAAGGCAAAACGTTTTCTCAGGACGAGCTTGACCGGATGTTCGCGGAGCGAGCGAAGCAGGCAGAGAATGCATTACTGAAAAAGCTTGGAATTGAAAG